TACGCGGCTGCTTGGGCGACACCGACAGGCGGTGAGCCGTCCCGAACTTGGAGCGCTATACTAAATAGGTCATCAGCTCCGTTTGTCGCTGTCACTGATTGTTTTTCCGCATACGAAGGGGGTTGGGGCAGCACTGGAACAGGAGGCGCTGGCGGGTTGTTGGCCCAAGCAACCACGGATGCGGCGGGCACATTGCGGGTATCTAGCGGCACAACCGCTACCGGACGATTCGCCATTGCCAGCAACCTGACTAGCACCATTAACAACAATAATAGTAGTATGTGGACGGGCGTGGGCGAACTCAATTTTCTTACTCGAATAAAATCAATCACGGCTTCCGATGCCACAAATTCATTCTACATTTTGGCGGGTCTGCACGACGGACAGGCAGCTGCCCCCGTTGATGGCGTTTTTTTCCGAAATATCCACTCGGAAAACGCTGGGAATTGGGTGTGTGTCGCTGTTAGCGGCGGAACTGAAACCGCAGTAAATACCGCTGTGGCGGCGTCTGGGGTATGGCAGGTGTTTGAGATACAAATTACCGCCGACGGTTCGACCGCGACAATGAAGATTGACGGGGTAACAGTAGCCACATTTACCACAGACGTCGGACACAACATCCCGCAGGGAAGTTCACGTGCTTTTACGTATTCTGTAGGCGCCAGAAAAACCGCTGGAACAGCAAATACGATTATGCTGGAAATTGATTACGCGGCAGTCAGATGGGATTGGAATATAACAAGGAATTTACAGCCATGAAAACGCAAACTATTTATAGAGTAGTGTACGAGACAGGTCACCATGATATGTCTATATATGATGATGCGAAATTGTGGAGAGACACAAATGCAATTAATGGTGAAATAATTGAAATCTTGATAGAAATTGAAGAAAACAATGTAGTATAAATAATATGGAAAAAGAAACTAATAACTTTAAACATTGTTTTGAGCATGAAACACGTATAATCAAGGTGGAACATGAAATGCAAGCATTTATAGAAACAAATAACATAAAAAATCAATCTATGGAAGACACCATTTCTCAATTGCATAGTGAATATCAGAATGTGCAATCTATACTAGAGACGTTGGGTAATAGTGTACAACGCATTGAATTTGTTTTAACTGGGACGATGGGAACAGATGGATTTATTAAAGACTATGCGGAGACAAAAAAAACTGTGAATTTTTTAAATAAAGCCGTGTGGTTTGTTACTGTTTTACCAGCAGTGTTGGCTGGCATAGGAGTGGTATTACAATACTTTAAATAACATATGACCGAGATTTTAATTACATGGTTACTTTGGTTTGAAACTTCATCGTATATTACACTGGCCACATGGGCAATACAATCATTATATATACATAATAATTACTATCCAGTAAAAATAAAAATCGCAAATTATGGTATAATACTAATATGTATTTCTCACGCTATCTTAAATTGGGAATATACATTGTATGAAACTGGATTCACTAACACGGTTGACGCATTATGGTGTGTAGTTAATATATCAACGGCAACGTTACTAGGATATTACAAATCTATGACGGAAGCAGCAAGTATCAAGTCAATTTTAATAATAGATAAAAAAACTATATTTAATTCAAACAAAACTAAAAATTCTAACTAATTATAAAACCACAATTCATAACTAGAAAGATTTTATGGTTAAAAAATTATTGAACAGACTGCTATTATTTTTCATATTGACGGTGTTAATTTCGGCATGTGCAACTGTTCCGACACAAGACATAGATATACAGACTGGAAAAAATGCATGTACCATAGAAGCAATCCAGATGCACTTGGCACTTAAACAGCGTGGTCTGGAATCGCATGTATTATCGATGTGGTGGTTTAAGGAAAATATGGGACATTCGGTTACTGTATATTTTTATCCACCTGGAGTAAACCAATTATTTGTATGGGACGCTGGAACCGGATCAACTCGCATTCGTGCATATGTTAATAACCCACAACAAATTGCAAGAGAATGGACAAAAATTTATTTTCCTGGTAGAATGGTGTTTGATGCTATTTTTGAAGAATGAATTAAAAAATTGACATTTTTATTTTTTTGTGCATAATTATTTTTAGAATAATCTAACAGATATTCGTAATATGATTGCGTGAGCGACATTTTAATTAAAAATAAACATGTTGACCTAATAGGCAACAAAAACAAAAGGAGACAATAGTATGAACTATCTATATAGTTACAGTTTGCCAGTGAATAGAAAAAATGTTTTATCTACATTTGAGAGTGCGTTTGATAAAATTTTTAATGACGCCTTTCCTGACCTGGGAAAAACATTTGGTGTATCAACCTTCAAAAATCAAGCATATCCCAGAGTAGATATTGTTGATTATCATAATCGTGTGGAGTTAGACGCGGCGATCCCTGGTTGGAATAAAACGGATATTAGTGTAGAATATGCTAATAGCATCCTGACAATTTCAGGAGAAAAGAAACCCGATAGCGAAGTCGATACAACTGCATCGTATATTGTTCGTGAATTGAAACGTTCGTCATTCTCACGTAGTTTCAGTGTGGACTCGACAACATTTGATACGTCTGATATTAAAGCAGTATTCAAAGATGGTCTGTTGAAACTTACATTGAAAAAAATTGTTGAAGATAAAACACCGGAAAATAAGAAAATTGCTATTGAATAAATAATAATTTCTTATTGTAAAAGGCCACCAATTAGCGGTGGCCTTTTTTATTTATCATGACCGCTGAATTTTTGATAAATGTAACATTGTATTTTTATATTTTTACTATATATTAACTATGAAGCATAAACTTTTATTTATTACCAAAAAACGTTCTACTGAATATGGATATTTAATGTCGTCTGGGTTATTAAATTCAGCACGTATGGTAATTGACGCATTAAAAAAGAAATATAAATGTGAATGTACGTTGGTTGATGTTATTGATGGAAATTGCATAGAACGTGAGATATGCAAATATGAACCAACCGTGGTAATTTTAGAAGCAATTTGGTGTCCGCCGTATAAACTCAACGAACTTGCAAATAAATACCCTGATATAAAATTCACGGTTAGGAATCACAGCAATCCAACATTTTTAGCAGGAGAAGGTATGGCGTTGACATGGATAAATGAATATGCATATATATCTAATTATAGATTGTCGGCAAATTCGGTGGAGGCAGTTAGTGATTTTAATGGAATTGGCATAAAATGTTTATATGCACCAAACATTTATTCTGACTTATTGAATGAAACACCGCATGGGTTTTCATTAACTGATTTTATCTATGATTTATTTTGTAAAAACAATAAATATATTAAAAAAGAAACGCTTGATATAGCATGTTTTGGTGCAATTCGGCCATTAAAAAACCAATTATTGCAAGCGATGGTGTCGATAAAATTTGCGAATGATTATAAAAAGAAACTGCGTTTTCATATTAATGTTGGTCGGATTGAAATGTCTGGAAATAATTTTTTAAAAAATATACGAGCCATATTTGCTGACAGTATGCATGAATTGATTGAACATGATTGGGTAGAACATGCTGATTTTTTAAAATTAATTAAAACGATTGATCTCGGATTACAATGTTCATTAAGTGAAACTTTTAATATTGTTTTTGCTGATTTTGTTGCAGCCGGTGTTCCATGTGTTGGTAGTCCAGAAATAAAATGGTCACCGAAATATATGCAAGCAAATCCCACATGCGGTTCGGATATTTATGAAAAAATGGAGTATTTATTATTTAAAAAAAATAGAAGACGTTCCATTAAAGATTGCATTAATAATCTTATCAAACATAATAATAATGCGTTGAGCGCATGGAAAAAATTCTTAAAAACTATTTAAATATCACCTAGAATAAAATTCTTGTATATTTAGCGGATTGTAACACAATAGATAAAAATTACTATTTATAACCATGTTTAAATTTATTGTATTTATCAGTGCTATAGCAACTGCATTTGTTTCTGGATTTTTCTCTGTTAGAGGTATCTCATTATTATTTGCTGGTGCGGTTATGGAAACAGGAGTTATGGCTGCAACGCTTGAAGTTTCAAAACTCGTATGCACGTCTTTTTTATATCGTTATTGGAATAAAATACCGACATTATTAAAATGTTATTTAGTTAGTGCGGTAATATTACTAATGGGTATAACGAGTTTGGGTATATATGGGTTTTTGACGAGTGCATATCAACTATCAGCATCTACGTTTGGAAAATACTCATCAGAGGTTGCGATATTAGAAAGTCAACGTGTATTTTATAACCGTGAATTAGAATCCATTCAGGGTCGTATAAATTCTATAATAGAAGCAAGAACGCTGCAAGAGGAGAGTATTAATCGTGCGATAGTATCATCTAGTGAGAAGAACAGTAAAACCAGTGCTGTATCTGCTCGAAAAATACAAGAGAATGCGATGAAGATGATCGATAGTGGAACAGAAGATTTAAAACGGGCACAGTCAAAAGCAGAAGAGGTATTGCATAAAATAAGTGAATTGGATTTAAAGATGCTTGAATTAAAAACGCATTCCGAACAGTCTAAAGATATACTTACGTTTAAATTTGTAGCAGATGCGATTGGATGGAAATTAGAAGATGTGGTTAAATGGTTTATATTTATTATAATTATTGTATTTGATCCATTGGCCGTAGGGCTTATTCTTGCATATAATTTAATATCAGTCGGAAGTATAACAAAAAATGAAAACATTGTAATTAAAATTGATAAAAATATTATATCTGGAAATACACATACCGACAATGGATATGAAAATTCACTGGCAGTAAAAACTGATATTGTTCAAGAAAACACTAAAAAATCAGAAATTATAAATAACAATGGAATAAAGGTAACCCCCATAGAAACAACCGAAGCTTATGTAGATTCACATATAGAACAAAACGAAGAGGTAAAATTAGAAACTAATACTGAAAATATAGGCAGTGAACCAATTCCTGATACCATTAAGGTATATGGTGAGACAAAGGGGTACACTGATAAACATCGGTATTCATCATCATTTGATGAAATTATAAATCAAACGGATAAATATATTGATACAATCGGTGATACAGGTGCATTGAATATTACTGACTATATACAAACAATGTCTGAAGATTTACGGGAGGGTATGACGGATCAGGAATTATATAATAAAATACAAAAAGAGATTGATGATAGCCGTCGGAATAACGTTAAAAATATATCATTAAATATCAATTCAAATAATGAAATTTTATAAACAATAAAACTTGCATAAATTCGCATGATGCTATATCATATATAAATGATTCAAATTATAAGAAATAAAAATGAGTTGCGAAAACCAAATCAAACTATTACCGATATTGACGAAGGTAATGAATTGTGTGCAAAATTATATTCTATATTAGTTGAGTCAAAAAAAACCGATTATTTTGCATTGTCGGCACCCCAGATTGGTATCAAAAAACGGGCATGTGTCGTGTGTGTTGACACCCCTGTATTTCTAATAAATCCGCGCTATATACCAGCGAAATCAACGGATGAACGCATATTATATCGTGAAAAATCTCTATCATTTGACGATGTGGTTTTCACACAACGTCATGAAAATATAATTGTTACTTCTGATGCATTTGCAAATGACATTGAATATGGTCCTATAGAAACGGACAGAACGAAGTGGACAAAAAATTCATATTGGAATGATATGGGTATAGCAAAATCTGTATATATCCAACACATGATTCATTTATTGAATAATGAATTTTACACAGATGAAAAATTTTTATATATACGACCACCGATTAGAAATACTCAACCTAAAATTGGCAGAAATGAATACGTGACAATCTCAAATACAACTACAAATGAGTCTAAAACAATCAAATATAAATTCGCAAAAGAACTTATACAAAACGGATGGATTATTACATGAAACGCGCTTTAACGTATGATGATGTTCAGATTATTCCAAAATATTCTGAAGTAAAAAGTCGATTGGAATGTAAATTAAATACAAGATTTACAAAAAATAAGTATATAAATATACCAATCATTGCTTCGCCAATGGACACAATATGTGGCAGTGACATGGCAAACACATTGCGACATCTTGGTGGTGTAGGTATTTTGCATCGTTTTTGTTCTATATCAGAACAGTGTTCATATATTGATAAACAAACATCGTGTTTTCATGTAGCTGCTGTTGGTGTAACGGGTGATTGGTGGGAACGCAGTGTTGAATTAATTAATCATGGATGTGACGTTTTATTATTAGATGTTGCACATGGTAATCATATAAATGTAAAAAATGCAATAAATAAAATAAAGAGTGTATATTCTAATATTGAAGTAATTGCTGGTAATGTTTGTACTTATGAAGGTGCAAAGAATTTATGTGAATGGGGTGTTGATTGTGTTAGGGCTAATATAGGAAACGGTGCGATGTGTACTACACGTATAAATACTGGTGTGGGTATTCCGTCAATAACATCTATTTTAGATTGTGTTAGGGCGTGTGATGCATTTGATGTTCCTGTGATTGCCGATGGTGGAATACGATACCCGGGCGACATTGCTAAAGCACTGGCATGTGGTGCCGACTCAGTTATGCTTGGTTCTTTACTTTCAGGGACATATGAAACACCGGGCGAAATCCAGAAAATTGGTATATGGCCAAACGAAACATTATATAAGAAATATCGAGGAAGTGCATCACTTGATATGAAACTTGATAATGGTTACTCCAAACAAAATGTAGAGGGTGTAAGCAAACTTGTTCAATATAAAGGATATGTTAAACATATTATTGACGATATACTAGATGGTATCAGATCATCCATGAGCTACGTTGGAGTCACGAATTTAACTGAATTTAGAATAAATGCGGAACTAATTGAAGTGACGCATTCTGGTATTATTGAAGCGTCTCCACATGGTTTGGAAAAAAAATAATTTAAATCATTGTTTAAATACTTTTAATTATATTTACTAGTAATGGAGAAAAAATAAGTTTATGGATGATATATTTTATGAATTGATTGATTTGTTGGAGTATGCGGTTGACGAACATGCTTGGTCTTCTGTCGAGGAAGCACTGGTATTACTACAAGAGCATCAAATGAGTTTTAATGAGTGAGTAAATGAATTAAAAGGTTTTATATGGAAATACTGTTGTATAGTTTGTTGGTTATAAATATATGTCTTGGATATATTATATATAATGTATATAATAAATACATGCTTGTACACAAAATAAATACGTTTAATGCAATGTTTATTGAACATGTGGATGCCGAAATAAACAAATTATATATTAAGTTGAAGCAAGTTGACCGGGCAGGTTGGTTTGAACATGATGATGATGTTGGTTTTGTATTCACCGAACTGTTGCGGTTGATTAAAGAAAATGCGTCAAAAATTGAAAACTATAATACAGAATTAAAAAATTATTTGGAAAAAAATGTTTCAGTTCAAGAGTGAATTGGATGTGTGTAAATGACTGGAGAATAAAATGCTAACAATGAAAAACAAAAAAAAACTAGTTAATAAAAAAACTATAAAGTTAAAAAAATCAATTGATTCATTGTGTATAATTGCTAAATTACCACAAAACGAACCGGAAACAAAAGTTTCTCCAGTGAAAAAAAATAAGATTATATATTTCACTACCGACACCGAAGCGGCAATAATACAGTTTAATGCAGAAAAGAGAATTAAAATTCGAAATAAAATATATAACGAACGTATAAAACATGCATTTGAAAAAATCGCTGAAAACGTATTAAATACATTTAAATTTTCATATTTTGAAGTTACTTCGTTGGATGTCCAAAAGGAAGTAGTTTCGTATTTAGTATCTAATATTCATAAATTTGATCCTAATAAAAATAAAAATATAAATAATGGAAATAAAGCATTTTCTTATTTTTCAGTTGTAGCAAAAAATTTCTTAATATTATATAATAACACAAATTATTCTAATTGGAAAAAACATACAATAATTGACCAGACAACAATGGAACGTAATGAATTTAAAATTGATCCAGATAATATTATAAGAAAAGAACAAGCTAGAGAGTTTATACAACTTTTAGTAAAATATTGTGAAGATAATTTAAATACATTATTTAAAAAAGAACGGGATCGTTTAATTGCCGATTCTATATTAGAATTATTTAGAAGATTTTCTAGTATAGAACAGTTTAATAAAAAAGCATTATATCTTTATATACGTGATATGTCTAACTGTAAAACACAACACATAACGAAAGTTATAAATAAATTAAAAGTAGTTCATAAAATATTGGAACAGCAATATAGGGATTATGGTTACATAAAATAAAAAAAAAATAAAAACCTAAAATATATCATATATATACAATATGGATAATTCAGATTTTGTAATATACGATAATAGAAACTTCACATCGTTAGTTAAGGGTATTGTTGAAAGTTCGGAGACTCGGCGCGAACAAATACTGTTACTAATTGACGATTTGCGATCCTTTATCAAAGGACCTGGTGATGTTCCAATTATTGCACCATATATTAAAGAATACCTGAGTGTGGCATCAAATAATGATGCAAACTTAACAAAATTGGCAAATGTATTAACGAGGATGATACTTACTAATAAAAAAGAAGATGATGCTGTTATTGAATTGTCGGAAGAAGAAAAACGCCAGTTATTTGACAATGTTTCCAGTAATTTAAAAGTAATATATGATGAAGAATCCGCATTTAATGAAGATGTAATATCAATTAAAAAACGTTTGAATAAAAAAAGTTAATTTATGGCATATGTGGATAAACAGTCTCAAAACGAAGAATTTATTAAAAATGATGATCGTTTGGAAACTAAACGTGGATCATATGACCGAATTGCAGAAGACTTTAAATTTTACGAGTTGGAGGCGGGTGTCGTATTAGACGTAATTCGTGATGAAACCCATGAAGTGTTTAAAGATAAAATATATACTATTATACCACCAACTCTTCCACCGGCATACAATGATACCATGCATGTGGATAATATATATAAAGTTCCTAATGAATCGGTGGAGCAGCATATCACCTCACCAAATACTACGCATTTTGAACTGTCATTGGGAACGGGACAATCAAATACTACATCAGATACTACAACCGGCGATGAAACAGGTGAAGTGCTAGTATATGGTAATCAAGATTATTCTTATGTGGGTAGGATTCTAATTAGAATGATATTTTCGAATAAAAATATGCCACGTGAAATGCTCACCTGGGCAAAACCATTAGAAAACGGAATAAAAGAATATCCATTATTGAATGAAGTTGTTATTGTTCATAAATACTTAAATTCATATTATTATACACGCAAATTGAATACACGAAATAATATGAATCATGATGCTGAATATGCAATTGAATATGAATATGGTCAAGGTTCACTTGTTGGTTCTCCTGGAATGCCACCACCATTTCTAGACCCATCTGCACCACTCAATACATTTTCATTTTCACCACCAGTAAATGATGAACATATACCTATAGCAAATTCATTTGCCGGATATTTGGGTAATTATTTTAAAGAAAACCATAAATTAAGACCATTAAAACATTTTGAGGGTGATTTAGTAATAGAAGGACGATTTGGCAATTCGATACGGTTTGGTGCATATGAAGAAAATCCCAGTGTAGATGCTGGTAGACCAGATGATTCTTATCCAACTGGAACTGGAAATCCATGTATATTAATACGAAACCGACAACGTATTTTACCACGTGTTGGTGACAATTATGAAGTGTGTAATAATATATTTGGTTTTCCTATTTTGGAAGACGTGAATGATGATGGTTCATCTATACAGATTACAACGGGAAAAACAACATCAAAGTATATACCGATAACAACAAAATATATGTATGGTAAAGAAGAATATAGTGATTTTACAGGAGACGGTCCACCCTTGCCTATATTAGACGGTGATCAAATTGTAATAAACACCGATAGATTGGTGTTTTCTTCACGTGGACGACATGGCGCAGGGGAAACTTTCTTTTTTGCAAAAAATAGATTTACGATAATAACTGATGACATTTTTACAGTGGATTCAGAACGAAAGATGGCATTGACCACGAATTCCAGCTATCATTTAAAAGCACATGATAGAATAGATGTTAAAACACACAATACTACTACATGGGAATCTAATATGTCAATATTACACATGACACAGCAGTCATCGACATGGAATTCACAAGACCCATTTTTATATAACACGCCAAAAACATTCACTGTAAATGCAAACCAAAAGATGGCAATAAACAGCCCTGTTATATTTTTGGGAAAAGATGAAGAACGTGCAGAACCAGCTTTACTCGGGAATACAACGTTGTCATGGATGGCATCACTGATATATGAAATAATATGGCGATTAGGCTATAAACAGGATACATCCGCCCCAGATAAAAGCAATCTTAAAGAATGGGTTCACTATACATATAAAGACCAAGTAATGTTGGATTTAATGCGTCAGGCACCGAACTGTATTAGCCGTAAGGTATTTATCTCTGGGAATGCTACTGGACCGGGTAGAGGTAAAATGAAACGTAGACCATCGGCTGCACCAATGTCATTTATACGAAGAAAGAAAACAGGGGAATATCCAAATATAGTAAAATCGCCGCACCAACCAGAACAACCACCGTTTCCGTCAGTACCAGTCATAAACCCGAGAACACCAGTAACACCATCAGCACCACCAGATCAGTTAGCACCACCAGTCCAGGGAACATCAATATCTGCACCAAATATGTCCAATGTGGCATAAATATTTTATAACTACTATTTTTATTTTTCAAGATAGCTCAATATATATATTATTATGAAAATGACAGAATTAAAAAATATTTTACGAGAAGTTATACGGTCTGAATGTAAATCGGTATTTAAAGAAGTTTTAACCGAGATGTATGGATCACCAGCGGCTGTATTGAAAGAAACACCATGTGTAACTGAATCAAAAAAACATACGCTGTCCAATAAAAATACACATAATACGTCATCTAAACCTAAAATATTTAATGAAAATGGATCACCATTGTTATCATTTTTGAATGATATGGCAACCGACCCAGAAACACAGAAACGCATACAGGTATTACATGGCGGTGTAGTCATTAATGAAGGCGTCGATACGTCAACATTAGAAAAAATTGGCATTAAACTAGAAAAAACAGAACATAGTAGGGATGTTAAAGCACCATTTGAAAACAATAATATGTCTGAAATTCCAGCACCTACACGTGCTGCTGAAATTTTACGTGCATCTCTTGCGAAAAAACGAAAATGATACCATTAGGTTTAAAGCTACCAATACGCTCTGGAAATCAGGGATATTTTGATCAATCGTTTGATACACTTACTCAGTTAAAAAGTAACATGATAAATTTTTTTTTAACTGTAAAAGGTGAGCGACCGATGTTGTATGAGTTTGGCTCCGATTTATATTCATATGTGTTTGAAAACATGGAAGAAAATGAAGTTGGTGACGTTGCTGAAAATATTATACGTGATGAATGTAAAATTTGGTTTCCAATGATTGAGGTGAAAGGTATAAAATTAACACGAAGTTTACGAGAAACTACTATTTATAGTGTAAATATAACGTTGTCGTTTTCAGTGGTAGGAGTTCTGGCACCGCCAACGGAATTAGAATTCACATTGAAAAATGATAGAAATTAAATATGACACTAGAAAATATAAATAAATCGTTTACGCCGTCAAAAAAGAATAAAGATATAAAATATCTTTCTAAGGACTTTAACCAATATCGTGAACATTTGATCGAATTTACGAAGACATATTTTCCAAATACGTTTAGAGATTTCACTGATGCGTCTGTAGGTATGCTATTCATTGAAATGGCATCATATGTAGGTGATGTTCTGTCATATTATATTGATTATCAGTTTAAAGAATCATTGATGGTATATGCAGAAGAACGAAAAAATATATTAGCATTATCTAGATATTTGGGATATAAAGTAAAAACATCAACACCATCAACTACTGTTGTCGATGTTGTGCAATTGGTTCCGGCCACCGATTTAGGTCATCCAAACTTCAAATATGCATTGAACATATCAGAGGGAATGCAAGTTTCAACGAATAATGGTGTTTCATTTAGAACATTGCATCCTGTGAATTTTAATATTGACACTGCAAGTGATCCAAGACAAATAACAATATATTCACGTGATTCATTTGGTAATCCAAATTTTTTCTTATTGCAAAAAAGTGTGTTGGTGACCTCCGGTGAAATAAAAGTAGCAGATTTCAAAATAGGAGAGGCTGCTCCATTTTATAGAATAAATTTAGGCCAGAGTGTATTAGATATTTTGAGTATTGCTGATAGTGATAACAATAGATGGTATGAAGTAGATTACCTCGCACAAGATTTGGTTTTTACTGATGTTGAAAATATAAGCAGAAATGAAAATGTTTTTTCCATATATCATGACACTGTGCCGTATATAATGCGAACTCTCCGCACATCACGTAAATTTATAACAAATGTGAATCCAAACAATGATACATTCATCGAATTTGGTGGTGGGACCGAGGCGGTTGCGGATGAAGTTATTTTACCAAATTTAAATACCGTGGGACGCGGTGGCTTATATAGAATTGGAGAGCCATTGGATCCATCAAGTTTTTTAAAATCAAAAACGTATGGTCAAGCACCGTCAAATACGTTGTTGACAATTAAATATGTGGTTGGTGGCGGGATACAGTCAAATGTAAATAGCAATGAAATTACAACAATCCGAAGTTTAGAAATAAATAATGACACCGAGCTATTATCTTCTGATGAAATTGCAATGTTAAATACAGTAAAACGTTCCGTTCAAGTCAACAACCCACTTTCTGCAACTGGTGGTGGTGAGCCAGAAAGTGATGAAACTATACGACAAAATGCATTGTTATGTTTTATGGCGCAAAATAGAACAGTAACAAAAGATGACTATATTTTACGTGCATATTCATTACCGAAAAAATATGGATCAATTGCAAAGGTATATGTTGCTCAAGATATGGAATTGGATATAAAAAATCCACTGTTGCATAATCAGCAAGAATTGATTAACCAATACAATTTTAATTTATTATCAGCGCAACAAAATAATCCGTTTGCATTAAATATGTATTTATTGGGTTATGATTCCAATAAGAAACTTATAAATTTGAATGATGCTATGCTTTATAATTTAAGAAATTATTTAAACCGATATAGAATGTTGACCGATAGTATTAATTTAACAAATGGGTTTATTATAAATATAGGTGTGAATTTCGAGATCATGGTATATAAAAACTTTTCTAAAAAAGAAGCATTGGCCAATGCGATAATAGCAGTGTCAAATTTCTTTGATATTGATAATATGTCATTTTGCCAGCCAATAAATCTATCAAATTTGGAATTAGAAATTGCTAAAGTTGAAGGTGTACAATCTGTTTTTAATGTTGAAATAAAGAATTTAAATATTAAACATGGAAATTATTCTGACATTGAATATGATATAAATGCCGCAACAAAAAATAAAATCGTTTATCCTAGCATGGACCCTTCTATATTTGAATTAAAATATCCAAGAAATGATATAGTTGGTCGTGTTTTATAGTTGATTTTATTAGTATATCTGTTAGTATTATATTAATGAGTATTGACGAAGCATCGATAAATAAAGTGTATAATATATTAAATGTCGTGATGCAAGAGGTTGGTTATCGGAGGGGTAACCAAGTCAAGTATCATTGTCCATTCTGTCATCACCACAAGCAGAAATTGGAAATTAATATAAATCAAAAATCACATGTATATCATTGTTGGGTGTGCAATGCAAAGGGAACAATTCCTGGATTATTAAGAAAAATAAACGCAAGTCGCAAATATGTCAACGAAGTATTGTGTATTTACAGACACTCAAATGGTTATAATAACAAAACCAATTCTACCATAGATACCCAAGTAAAATTACCAAATGAATATGTTCCGTTATATGTTGAGCAAAGTGATTTATATTATAAACATGCTATATATTTTTGTAAAAAACGCGGACTGACTGCGAGTGATATAGCAAAATATAAAATTGGGTATGCGTTCGATAATAAATTTTCTAATAGAATAATACTACCATCATTTGACTGTGACGGTAATTTGAATTTTTTTACGGCGCGCTCCTTTTTAAATGATAGTAAATTAAAATATTTAAATCCAGCATGTGATAGAAATATCATAGGTTATGATTTATATGTGAATTGGAAACTTGGATATATAAATCTATGCGAAGGGTGTCTGGATGCAATTGCTATAAAAGATAACGCTATTCCTTTATTTGGAAAAACAATGAGTGTGAAATTAATGAATAAAATTTTGAATACTAATATAAAACATGTTAATATCTTATTAGATTCGGATGCAATAAAATCGACATTACAAATCGCGGAACAATTATTAAAAGAAGGAATTACAATTGGTGTGCTTGATTTAGATAAAAAGGATCCATCTGAAATTGGATATATGAACATGCATCAGAAATTAAAAAATATAAAAATTCTGGAATGGTCAGAATTAATGAAAAGAAAAATATATATAGGTTAACATGGAAAACTGTAATAATTTAGAAGTTAATTTAGAAGTTAATTTAGAAAAAATAACACATATCGTTCATATAAGTGATATACATATTCGCTTAACAAAACGACATGATGAGTATAGAGAAGTTTTTGACCAACTTTATGCGGAAATAAAACAGACACCGGAAACAACACTTATCATTAATACCGGAGACACCTTACATTCTAAAACCGATTTATCCCCCGAATGTGTGAGTCTAGCATCTGAATTATTAAAAAAATTAGCAGACATACGACCGTTGGTTATGATACTTGGAAATCATGACCTAAATCTTTCAAATTCAAATCGTTTAGATTCGTTGTCACCGATTGTTACTGCATTGAACCATCACAATATATTTTATTTAAAAAACAGTGGGTTATATAAAATAAAAAATGTATTATTTAATGTATATTCTGTTTTAGAAGAACCGGAAAATTATTTAAAAAATTCAGACATTCCATCTAGATATACCGATAATATCGATTGTTTGATTAACTTGTATCATGGTTCGGTTGATGGTATTAAAACAAACACTGGATACACTATAAAAAATCCAAGGATGCCATTGGACAAATTTGATGGTGCGGACATTACTATGCTCGGTGATATTCACATTTATAAAACGCTGCAAGAGTATGATAAATTTAACAAGAAACCGGTTATAGCATACGCGTCATCAATAATATCACAAGATCATTCTGAAACGGATAAATATCATGGTTATATTTTATGGAATGTCATAGATAAAACACATGAATATAAAATATTGGATAATCCTTATGGATTTTTTACAGTTGAAATTGTAGATGGTAACTTGGTCACCGACATGTCTTCGTGTCCTAAAAATCCAAAACTTCGTGTAAAACATACAAATACGGGATTAACAGAAGTTAAAGAACGTGTTTCGGAATTAAAAAATAAGTATCAACTTTCTGAATTGTCATATGTGCGGTGTGATGCTACTGCCATTGATAATGTAAATTCAGAATCTAACAACAAGTTAGATGACTGGAATATATCAGATATAAATGCACAAAATACATTGATCTTGGAATATTTACTGAAACGAGGTGAATTTCTTACAGAAGAACAAAAAGATAATTTGTTTACATTAAATAGAAATATAAACGCTGAATTGGGAAAAGAAGATTACATACGGCATATTAGGTATAAATTAAAAAAACTTGAATTTGATAATTGTTTTTGTTATGGTGAGGGTAATGTCGTTGATTTTTCAAAACTAAAAGACATTATCGGTTTATTTTCAAAAAATGCATCAGGTAAATCATCACTTGTAGAGGTGTTGTGTTTTGCTCTATTTGATAAAACATCGAAAGCATTCAAAGCATCAAAAATAATCAATACTGAAAAGAATTATTTATTTTGCAAAGTGACATTTGAGATTAATGGTATTGACCATGTCATTGAACGCCGAGGCGTTAAAGATAAAAAAGGTAACATTAAAGTAGATGTCAATTTCTATAAAATAGAAAATGAAAAAGTTATTGAATTGAATGATGAAGCAAGACGCGGGACAAATGCTGTAATACGCGATTACATTGGATCATTCGAAGATTTTTGTTTGACTTCAGTGGCATTGCAGGGGAAAGACACAGCGTTTATTGATCTAGGTCAAACTGAGAAAAAAGATTTATTTAATCGTTTTATGGGAATTAATATTTTTGATTCTTTGCATGAAATTGCGGTAGATAAATTTAAACAAACCAATGCTATATTGAAAAACTTACAAAAGGAAGACTTCACAACCGATCTTGCCAATATACAAAAAAAACTTGAAATCATAAAGTCACAGTTCCAAGACTGTAAATCAGAATATGATAATAAAATAATATCATTGGAGCAATGTGGAACATTAATTGTTGATAATACATCGAAACTTATAAAAACACATGCTACCAGTGAGAATTTAAATATAAAGAAACTAACAGCCACAAAAGAGAATTTAGAAAACGAGCGAAACACATTTATCTCTAAAGAATTAAAAATTAAATCCGAATTGAGTGAAATGATACAACTGGCAACCAACTTAAATGCCAAATTTGAACAGTTATATGCAAATAGAGATGTCGAGTCACTTTATAAACAGTATAATGAAAAATTTATAGAACATAAAGACATGTTGCATACATTTGAATTAAAGAAGATGTATATAAGTGAGCAATTTAAAAAATTACAACATCTTTCTGAACATAAATATGATCCAAATTGTGCATACTGCATGAACAATGTTTTCGTAAAAGATGCAATAAAAACAAAACAAGAATTAGAGGCTGAAAAAGTAACAATCAATCATTTGAAAGACGGGATCGCACTGCTGAATGACGAACTTACATCGTTTGGAACAATAGAGGTAGATTATAAAGAATATAAATTATTGGAAAATGAAAAAAATTTATTAAAAGACAAGGCTATTCGATTGAAGAAATCTCAGATGGATGTAGAAAATAAAATATTGAAGATTAATCAAGAATATTCTGGGATACTACATGCTATAGAACTATATGAAACAAACAAAGAAAACATACATAACAATTCATTGATTTCTACAAAGATCGAAGAAATCAAAAAAGTAAAACTTGCTCTGACAGAAAAAACACGCGAATTAAATAAGCAATTGTTGAAACTTAACGGTGACATTTCTAAATTGGAGCACCAGGAAACAGATATTAAAACGAACATTGAAATCGCCAGGAAAATGGAAGACGATATTATAATATATAATTATTATATTTCTGCGATCAGTCGAGATGGTCTGCCGTATGATTTAATCTCGGAATCATTACCTCGTATAGAAAATGAAGTAAATAATATACTGTCTCAGATTGTTGAATTCTCCATGCGTATTAGAACAGACGGAAGCAATATATTGACTAATATTGTATATGATGATAAAGAATGGCCATTAGAACTATGTTCTGGTATGGAAAAGTTTTGTTCTGCACTTGCCATGCGTGTAGCACTAACTACGGTATCCAGTATACCAAAGAGTGATTTTTTAATTATTGACGAAGGGGTTTCTGTATTGGATGCGGAACATATGTCAATGATACATTCATTATTTACATTTCTAAAAACAAATTATACTTTTATCATGGTAATTTCACATTTAGATTTAATGCGCGATATTGTAAATTCTCATCTAGAAATACAATGTTCCGGTGAATATTCTAAAATAAATAATTAGTAATTTGATATGTTATGTACTTATGTAAAAAACTCTAAAATTAGATATAGAGTTTCATTTGAAGATTTATCTCCAAATGTTTTTAAGCATAAAATATTTAAAAATATAAATTCTAAAATAAATTTATATACATTTTAATAATTTATGGACCTTGAAGTTATTTAACTTAAAAAACGGAATGTTTTAAAAGACAATACTATATATAACTATATGCAATATGCTGATTATTTAGTTAATACGTTAATGGAAGAATTAAACGATAGAAAGATTATCGCCATATATCCTGGACGGTTCCAACCATTTCATAATAATCATTATTTGGCATATAAACAACTGGTCAATGAATTTGGGACAAATAATGTATATATTGTAACATCCGATGCCCGTGTATCTAATAAAAGTCAATTTTCGTTTAAAGATAAAGTTGAAATTATAACTAGTATATACCATGATATACCAAGCAGCAATATCATAAATTCAATACATAAAGATGCGGGTTCGGTTAAGAATTCACCATATTACACCAGAAATAATAAACAACACATATTGTCGGATTGGTTAAAAACGATTTTGCAGCAATCTAATACAAACATAAATGATTTTGGATTGGTGATGTGCATCGGTGACAAAGATTATAATACTAGAGCATCCAATATCGAACCATATACTAAAAAATCCGATGTAGATAATTTTGTTAATGGCCACGCAACATATTATAAATTGAAAAATCCGAATAAAATGTATGATGCTGAATTGATTACAGTAACATTGTTAAGACGTATTTTAGCAACTACTCCCCGAGAAGAACTTGCAGTGACATTGAAACATGTATATGGTGGAAAAATAATTCCAGAAGAAACTATACATTTAATGTTAGATCGTTTAAATATAAATGATACAGTTAATTTAAATGAGGGTGCCAACTTTGGATTTATTAAACATGTTGAAGATTTGTCACTATTTGTTGATAATGATGATGTTAATAGTATAAAACTGTTGCGTGAAGGTGGTAATTCTAAAGCATATCGGCCGGATAAGACTATTAAACAAATAATTGGTAAAGGCGATGCGACTGCAACCAGTATTCCAATTGCTAAGTTGGGTAGGAGTAAGGTCGTAAATGATATAGTTAATTTATTCGCTGTCTTAAACAATAAATTATCACTCTGGGATGATTTCTCAGTAATAAAGAGCGGGTTTGCATTTAATGGTAGTTCGGCGCATATATTTAACAATGATATTGACGATGTGGATATTGTTAAATACAAACCTGAAATGGGTGATGTCGATATAACTATTCCAGAAAATAAATTGAAAATAATGAGAGATTATTTTGAAAGCATCGAACCTCTACCGGATTATGATAAAAGTAGCAAAAACAAATTAACAAATAACATGTATTTGGTAGGAACGTCACGCATCGGATTTAAAGACCAAGTTGTGGCATTATTTGCATATTATATACGTGAAGATGATTTCATTGTAATTCAGATTGATTTTGAAGGTGTTGAGTATGAAAATAATAAACCAACCGATTTTGCAAAGTATAGCAGAGGGTCTGCATTGGATGATATTAAACTTGGAATAAAGGGACTGGTAAAAACAGAACTATATAAAGCAATATTGCATACGATTTCATTTTTAGGAAAAATCCATGTTTTATTAAAAAATGGAAAATTGAGTAAAAAAGGAGACTATGCAAATGCAAGCGGTCTGGGACTATCAGCGTCATATGGATTGAGAAAAAAATACATTAAAGGTGGTCAGCATGATGAATACGGTGAATTGCATGTAGAATTAACATCTGATGAAGCTAAATTATTAAATTCATTTGAATCAGGTGGTTACACAAGGAATTTAAATGATATATTTAAAATAATTTTTGGAAAAACACCCACGTCTGCTGAATTGCAAAACATGACATCTTTTGTGAAAACAATTGAAATGCTGAAAAAATATATATCACCAACACATCATAAAAACATATATAATTCATTTGTAACATATATGAACCCATACTTGAGTGACACATCAACCGAACATACGGCTCGCATTGCTATAGATTATTTTAAAAAGAACATTGATTTATAAAAAAATATATTTATAACGAAATCACAATCTTATAATATAAAAGCAATATATATATATATAGCATGTTGATTTTTATCAACTTTGTGATGCAAGACAATGTTATTTGTAATACATCGTCTGTTAAAATAGGAGTAGTTAAATAATATGGCGTATCTTGACAATTCGGTAGTAACGTTAAATGCGGTTCTTACTAAAAAAGGACGAGAAATACTTGCGGCAAATGGTGGATTAAATATAACAGCATTTGCTCTTGCAGATGACGAAATTGATTATACATTGTATCAGCCTAATCATCCTAGGGGTTCCGCATACTATGATGTGGCGATACGAAATACACCAGTGATGGAAGCCATTACTGATGAAACACAAGTTCTGAAGCATAAATTAGTAACACTTGCACCCGGAATCACAACTATACCAATTGTAACGCTTGGACAAACAAGCATTGTTGTATTGAAGGATTATAAGGGAGCAACTGTTATAAATCCATCAACAAATCCATCATACAATACAAACTTGGGATACACTGCAATACTTTCAAATAAAAACGTTGGAACTATTGTTGGAACAGGATTAACAACTACGACACAGGCAACTATACCTGTATATATTGGTGATCTGTCATCGACTACGGCGCAGGTTGCAGTGGGACTAAGTTTTCAATTTATCCCAAATAGTTCATTAACAAGTAATACGTCAACACGACTGACTGTAATTGGCAATGAAAGTGGCGGTAGCGTGTCAATACCAGTGACTGTGTTGGTCAATACAATATCTGAAAGCGAACTCTCATCATTATAAGGATAATATATGATTTTTAAAAATTTTCAACAGAATGATGTGGTTGCCGGCAGAACAAAAATTGTAACGACTGGTATGTGGTCGGATTTAAATCCAATTCTTACAACATTTCACACTTCATCATTACAATCACAAATCACCGGATCAAACGCATTTGATATAAAAAATGGACTATATTATTGGGACATATATGATAAAAACCCAGAATCAAATCAAACAGCAGATGTGCAATTCTCTGTTTCATATGGACATAAATATGGCAGTGGATCACTGTCAGATTTAAATTCGGGTTCTGTATATCCGACACAAGCAATGTATTCTCAATATAAAAATATATTACTTAATCCAAGCGACCGCGTATTCACATTTGCTTTGAGTGGAAGCACATTATCCGGATATGACTCAAATGATATATATGTTATAAATTTCAGCAGTCATCGTTATAAAGAGAAGATTGATGTGGGACGAGTTGAGTTACATTTATCTGGATCAAACGGTAAATTTAGTTTCATAGATGATTCATTTATAAACACAACTAATGTTGGACGGGCCGGTCGCGTGTATAATATAATTAGCGGCAGTTTGGTCAGCGGATCAAACACACAATATGATTCACATGGACGTGGTATCGGATTATTATATCCCGATGTTGGTGTAATGCTATTTAATCCAGTTGCATTGGCAGATATAGTTGGTACTGAATTGAGTGCAAGTTTATCCAACAATACATACCCAGTAAATCATAAAAACTTATATGAATCTATAAAAAACGGTTCAAATTTTCAAGCAAGATCGGTAGAATATATACCTACACGTAATTACTTTGTTCGTGTTGGAAATCAGGAATTTAATTATAGTAATAATCCAACATTTTTATCAGATGCTACTAGCGGTAGTTTATATGGAACACTCCGTTTTTCTGAATTTTATAATGATCCTAAAGTATATATAACTACGGTTGGATTATACAATGAAAACAATGACCTAGTAGCAGTTGCAAAATTAAGTCAGCCATTGCAGAAGTCATTTTCGGATGAAGCATTAATAAAAGTGTCATTGTCATTTTAAAAAAAACAGCATTGTTTTTTTAATCAGTAAAATGTATTTAAATGCTACTTATAGTATAAGATGCTCAAAACATTAAACAGAAATGATAAAACATTACGTCCATTCTATACATATAAAAATTGGGTAATAGATACAACGTTAAACGAAGATTTAATTATAAATGAGACAGGTGACGATATTTATCTGTATCACTATTCATCATCTATAGAAGGTGAAGTTTCTGGTTCACTAGCAACGCAGTTTCAATCATACACATTTGAACAATACCCCATCGAAGGATTAAAGCTTTCTGGACACTTTTATGAATTAAGTGATCCATATTATGAAACCGGTAGTAATCCATTAAATTGGAATATGAAATACAAACGTGTTGTATTTTCTACCGTGGATCACATGTTTTATCGACACCAAGACTCACAACTACAAACATTTGGTATAGAAAAATACGATATAGGTCCGAATGGTGAACGGGAGATTCGTACAATACACGATAGAGTCAATATATTAAATATAATTCAAAATATATATGGTGAAAAAATCAAACCAAATAGTATAGATATTTATGATTATTCTGCACATGATGAAGTATATCATATTAAAGATGACGGTTATACAAATCTAATACTTCAAGATAAATATTTTTCAAATATACAGCAGATACAACCACCAATTCGCTCACCACAAATGGAAAAGCAATATGATATTGCACATGAGCGTTTTGGTAAAAAAATATGTGCAAGTAATCAATATATCATTGTTGGTGCTCCATTAGATAAAAATAGTTTAACATACTATAAAAATGGAAATGCATTTCTGTATAGAATTGATACCAGTTCTATGCAAAATGGTATAAATTATAAATTTATAAAGCAGTTTGAAACACCATTTATGCAAAATGGATATTCATATGAACAAGTATGGGATTACACATCTCAAATAAAAAATAATTTAGGATTTTACTTATTACCCGAACAAACTCCTATAAACGTCATAGACGAATTTGGTGAATCGGTATCTTTAAATGACGATTTTATGGCGATTGGAGCACCCGGTTCATCATATTATGGAAATAATATAGACTCTAGCGGTCAGGTGTTTGTTTATGATAAATATAAAGGTGGCTTTGATCACTGGGGATTAATTAATATATTAGAAGGCTCAGGGTCAAACGACCGGTTTGGGTCAGCCGTATGTGTAAGTGGAAGCAAACTTGCAGTCGGTGCGGAAAATGCATATGATGGTAAGGGTGCAGTTTATATATACGAAAGATTGAAGATTGGTTCAACATTACCAACCGGTTCTTTCTGGCACATAGCAACTGCAAATCCAGAATTCTGGTTAGCAATGGTTGACGAACTCGGGGACACACTTATTGTATCTGAGGATACTAGTCCAGACTACACTGAAGGAAACAATGTCTATATATTACAGCATGTTGTTACTAGCAGCGAGTGGACAACCGGTTCATATTTCGGTGGTAGTTTGAAGATGGACAACAACCGTATTGTGGTAGGGTCTAAATATAGCAGTTCACATTCATCTGTATATATGTTCGAATATGATAATAATGCAATTGGAACTGGTATATATGATACGTCATCATTTTTAACACCTACTGGAAATTTAGCATTTGGAACAGGGTCATGGACACAGTCATATGTATTTTCACCATCGAGTATCACAGTTGGGGGCACAACACAAACACATTCTATAAATTTAAATAGAACAAATTATTTTTTTCCAACACAAGTCACAGTCGTTCCAAATAATAAAGATTCCTTCGGATATTCATTGGATTTTAATTCGACACATATGGTTGTTGGTGCACCATTTGATAGAGAATTTTACGAGTATAGTGGCTCACCAATATCATACAAAGCCGGTGCTGCGTATGTTTTTAACTATACACATAGCAACTGGATATTAACTGATAAATTATATGGACGTGAAATAGACACTGTAAATAATTTATTTGGTATTGATGTCGCATTGTATAAAAATAAAATTGCGGTCGGCTCACCAATAGCACCATATGATATATATAATTTCTACGACACAAGCTCCAAGCGATTTAGGGTTGAAAATTTATATAGTGGTGCAAGAAATGCGTCATACTATAAATTTAATACAGGAGAGGCATTTTTATACGAATTAAACACGTCATCAATATGGGAACCATTGAAAACTATAAAACGTATAAAATATGAATTCGAACCTAAGGGTTTATATGGTTACGGTATTGATATTTTTGAAAATGCATTGGTTGTTGGATCTCCAGTTAATTCATATACAAATATACCGCATGACACCACTAGTTGGCCTAAAGAATCCGGTAGTTTAGAATCTTCGTTTATACGAAAGAATGCACCTTACTTTTTAACCGGCTCTGTGTTTTTATATGATTTAAATTTATTATTGGAAAATCACCAAATAGGAAATTCATTTTATAAAAACGGAATATTCACAAATACAGCAACGGCATCAATGTTTAAAGATATATTTCAAGGAAATGTTGTAAATGTAAATGACCAACGTGGATATTCATGCAGTTTTCAAGGAACACATATGGTTAATGAAAACGAGATATTCTGTTCAATTGATCCAGGTGAGTTTAATGTTTCCACGAATCCAACTTCGTTGAAATATTTTCCAATTTATTACGATATTGAAAAGGACGGATTTTTCAGTTTGTATGATGCCACACTTATATCTAAATATATATTAAAACAATATAATGGATTAATATCTGGTAGCATTTATCCTCCTGAATACAGAGATACTAGTTCGGCAAAAACTTCCCCAGAAAACAGTTGGTGGAAAGACGATTTAGTATTGTTAGAATCGGAAGATGTTCTGCTGTTTGAAAATTGGATCGAACCAACCGTGGTCACATCTTCTTATACAAATTACTATGATACGATTCACACGTTGGATCAAGATGGGCTACTAGATGTCAACTTAGATGGTAAAACTGACTATAAAGATGCACATCTTATCATGCGGTATTTCTTAGGTTACGGTGGATTAAAACTCACTTCGGGATTAACAGATGATACCTGTCAACGTAGATATGACGATCAAATCCGAGCATTTTTAGATTTAATGACTGGTAAATTAAATGATAAATATATACGAGATGAATTTTTTAATTATGCAGAATCTTCTTCATGTGACAAAACAGGTAGCTATTTAGCATCATTTGTGACAACCGTTGGATTATATCAGGATAATGAACTAGTAATGGTAGGAAAACTAGCAAAACCTATAAAAAATAGTGGAGATTATCCTATAACATTTAATATTAAGTTTGATTCATTTTGAAAATTAAACTATTTATTTTAAATTGATATGTTATTGGAAAATTTTAAATTTATTACATTTGATGGTGATGAAAAATCATATATAACATCATCGTATAAATCATCGCATTTTATTAGAGGACACCACCTGGCGCAATCTGAAGTTAGAACGATGGTAAATACAGCATCGTTATATCACTGTGATTTTGGTAAAGACGAAAAAGATCAGATTGAATTTTTCATATACAATGAATCTGGTAAGATCATGTCAAATATGGTGATAACATCGTCACATGTTTATACGGATATAACACGTTCGTACACTGACATACATGGCATAAAAACGTCATATTCATTTTCAAAATTAAATAACTCATATGTAGTTCTAAATGGAAAGCAACAGCGGGCGCCAGATGGTGAAAAAATAAGTGATGAGTTGTTAATATCGCCTATAGATGATCTGAATAAATTTGATCTATCAGACGGATCATATAAGATATGTTACTCACCTATACGAAATGTCGTTGGTGACAGGACAAATCGGTTAATAATAAAAGAAATATCAAATGACGGTCGTGAAATTGTCGCATTACCTGCATATCCTAGAAATGATACATCACATGCGAATGTCATTAATGAATTCTATGGTTTTGCTAGTTATTCTTTTATTGTAAGAGAAATTATAGATGACATTGAATATAATTTAAATAATAACAATTTATATGATGCAATGCGGTCATTTATTGATACAAATAATGATTTATATAAACAGATTTCATTTTTATATTCATTTAAAAATGAAGCAGTTCTATATGAATTCTGCTCAAAATTATTTGATATAATAAAATTTCAATACCAACAAACATTGTTCGCATCATACAACAACATTGTTCAATATGCCGACTTAGATAATTATTTTAATAGATTATGTTCGTATATAGTTGATAGAGAACTGACCAGAATAAACAATAATTTACCAATACATTTATTACCAGATTATATTCTACATATTGCATTTTTTTATAATATATTTGATTCTATATTGGGATTGCTTAGTATTAGAAATAAAAAATTTGAGTCTAAATTCGGATTGCTTAGAAATTATATAAATTTCGGCGATGGCTCGATGCAACCGATTTTAACATGGAAAAATCTTAGATTAGAAACGTATCCAAATAAACAACAGCATTTTCCAATAATATTAAAACTCTTATATCCGTTACCAACCCAGTTTAAGGTTGGCTCTGAATTTTACATATCAAACATACAATCATCACCACGTGTCTTTAATGTCACGTTATATAAACCATCAGAATACAATTTGCGACATATTAGAAACCCAAATTTTAATATACGAACTGAGAATTCTGGAGAAGCAACTAAGACATATACATTTGACGAATTAGTGTCAAGTGGAAGTGCTGTCACGCAAAAACTATTGAATCACATCAATCAAAATGTATTCGATAAAAATTTAAATATAGACTATTCTGTGTTGGAAGAATTTGTTCAATTTTCATCGGTTACAGATAGAATATCAGTGTATGACCAAAAAACTGAAAATATAGAATATTTAAATCAAAAGATTTCAGAACTGAATAGTTATGCAACACAATCATATAGCATATATTATGACACTGAAAAATTAAAATATATCAATGAAATAAATAATATAAAAACAAATTTTGACGGGTATGAAAAGTTTTTATACTATTCACCACTGGAAAATGGTGTGCCTTGGAGAGATATACATTATCAATCTGCATCATATTATGACAAGTTTAACGACAACGCATTGATAAACAATGTTCCACGTGAAATAATCGATGACCCAGAATGTCGTGAATATAGACGTTTTTTATCAATGATTGGTCATCATTTTGATTTGATATATGCATATATAAAAAATTTCCCAACTATAAAATTTGCAGAAAATAATCCGAATCTCGGGATAACACAGAACATGGTATATCATGTTCTGACGTCCTTGGGATTTGATGCGTTTAGTGGACAGGATACACAGGACTTGTGGCTTAGTCTTTTTGGTGATGGTGTTGATGATTCTAATGACAATATATATGCTACCGGTTCGCTTGAAACGATCTCCGGACAAGCAAGAACTAAAACTATATGGAGACGGATACTTAATAATTTTTCATATATAGTGAAAACAAAGGGCACCGAAGAGTGCATTAGAGCGATCATGTCGTGCTATGGTATACCAAAATATTTATTTAAGATACGTGAATATGGTGGTATAGAATATTCTACTGACATTACACAGGATTCATTATTTATATTTGATTCTAACAATTATTATGTGCGATTTTCCGGTAGCATGGATTATCTAAAAACAACATGGTTCGGCGATGCAAAGAGTTTAGAATTTAAGGTAAAATTCAATGAATATGAAACTGATTTGAACGGGTCAAATTTTAGAATAATATTAAATGATACAAATTGGTCAGTTGGATTCTTACGTGTGTCTGGAAGTTGGGGAAGGGGATATTTTACATTAACCGATGCAAATGTTGTGTCCGGTTCGTCATTGGTACAGACGATGACGACAGATTTAATACCGGTGTTTAACGGTGACATATACTCGGTGTTACTTAGAAAAAATGATAAAAACCCATATTTTGACTATAAGAAAATCACCACCGAGTTAGAATTAGATTTAATACCTATACAATATGATTTGCTGGTTTCTAAAACAGTCGATGAACGTGTTGTAAACTTCGTATCATCTAGTTTGATTGTGTCTGGTTCGATGAATACTGCATTTAGAACCGGTAGTAACTTATATATCGGAAATTATTCTGTAAATTCACAAGCTGATTTGTTCTATGGAAATCTGGACCAACTGAAAGTGTGGAAACAGGCTGTCAAAAATGAAAGATTTAATAACCATACAATGTTTAATAGTTCATATGATTCAGAAAATCCATACAACACAGTCGAAAACTTATTATTAAAAATTGATTTTGATTTTCCTGTGTCACTTTATACTACAGGAAGTTATGTTTCCATCCCAAATCAATCATATAATAAATCCAGAACCGAATACATAGAAGCATATAATTTCCAAAATGTTCCTGGTTATCCATACAACTTTACACTGTTTGAGAACAGGGAAGTTGTTAATATGCCAAATATGTGTTCGGCTAAATTCCGTAATAATAAAATACGGAAAGAAGAAATGAAACTGGTATCAAATCTATCACCATTACAACGATCTACATTAAAATCAAGAGATCGGCATCCGGTTGATTCCAATGGATTAGGTGTATTTTTTTCACCAGTAGACCTGATTGATGATGATATTTTAAAATTTTTTGGAAATTATAACATAAGTGATTTTATTGGAAACCCATTTGATTACTATAAACCATTATATAGAAGATTTGAAAAGTTCAGAGAAATATATTTTAAGAACGGTGGTGGAAGAGTTGACTTTCAAACATATATAAATTTAGTAAAAGCATATTTTGATAAATCAGTATTTAAGCATTTAAATCAAGTTGCACCTGCACGTGCATCATTTAAAAGTGGATTGTTGATTGAACCAACGCTTCTGGAAAGAAATAAATATGAAAACAAACATGTAATACAAAGCATACATCATGTATCATGTTCTATGCATGTGGGACGACCGGCTGATGGTATAGTTATATTATCATTGAATTCTGAAATTGATGTATTTGATAAAATCAATAATACACCCAATCCAAATTATTTATATTGCTATCAACCTCTGGAAGAATGGCAGTATCAAATACATGCAGATGATGATGGCGGTGTCACGTTTGTATCTGAATTTACTACAAACAAAATTTCCAGATTTAAAGCAGAAGCGGTAACCGTAAAAAAATCATATACCATATTAAATAATTTAAATAAACCCGAGACGATCTATAAAGATTTTAATGTTGTAAATTTAATACGAATTGATAATAATTTCACAGGTAGTCTATCTCAAATACCGTTGTCAAGTCCAACGGCAAAAGTATTTAAAGGATACCATAAAAACCATTATCGTACCCACCGAAATACTATCGGACATCATACCATGTTGACACAAGAAGATACAACAAATTCAGAAGGTTTGTTAGACAACTCATTGCCATTTTATACAACACGTGTTGATAAAACATCAATTAATGTGGAAAACAATCAAAATTTAAATATTTTAACAACAAGTTGATGTTTATTAAAAACATAACTATTTATATATAAGGAGAAATATATGGCAACAGCAAGTGATATAAATTCAACGGCATTTAACAATGTTCGATCACGTGAATCATTAACCGTAGATATGGAGACACGGTGGGAACAAAGCAAATTGCCATCCAAACAATATCCATCTCTAGCAGTAAATCATCTTGTCGACACCTTTGCAAAGGGTTTCACAGTGAAAACACAATTGTTTCACAGTAGTTTTACAAATCATCCATCCAGAATGACACAAGGGTTTTCAAATAGACGATATAAATAAAATCAGTCGAGAATTGTTTTAATATGTCAGAAGTTTCAATTAGACAGCAGATAAAGGAAGAATACAAGAGATGTATAGAATCACCCGTGTATTTCATGAAAAAATATTGTAAAATTGAACACCCGTTGCATGGGTCAATTCAATTCAATCTATTCAAATTTCAAGAAATGACATTGGAACAATTCAATGAACACCGGTTCAATATTGTTTTAAAATCTAGACAGATGGGAATTTCAACATTGGTTGCAGGATATACATTGTGGCTAATGACATTTTTTGAATCTAAAAAAATACTAGTTATCGCAACCACACAAAACACCGCAAAAAACTTGGTAACAAAAGTTAGATTCATGCAAACAAATTTGCCAAACTGGTTAAAACAAAAAAGCATTGAAGATAATAGATTGTCTCTGAAATTTAAGAATGGATCCGAGATTGTAGCTGTTAGTTCCGCATCTGATTCTGCCCGGTCAGCAAGCTGTTCATTGTTAGTATTAGATGAATGTATTACTGGTGAGTCCGTTGTAACTGTACGTGATAAGGCTACCGGTGAAATAATGGACATTAGTATAGAAGATTTGTACGAATCTATGGGTGTTTAATATATATGTTTGCTATAACTAAAAACAATAAGTATGACGTTTTAACCAAAGATGGGTTTAGGGTATTTGGTGGTATAAAGCGTGTTATGGAAAAACAGACAATATACACTGTGTATTTTAAAGAAAAAAATAAAATAAAATGCACGGATGGACATGTGTTTGAAATGTCAGATGGAACATTTAAACGCTTATTACAATTGAACCCAAATGATGTTGTAAAGGGCATTGATGGTGACCTGATTGTCAAAAAAATAATAAAATCACCACGAAAAAATACTGTATATGATCTAGTTGATGTTGGTGGTGACCGCACATATTTTGCCAATGGTGCTAGTATTCATAATTGTGCATTTATCGAAGGTGTTGAAGATATATGGCTTTCTGCACAATCAACAATTTCTACAGGTGGGTCTGCTATATTATTATCTACACCAAGAGGAAAAGGAAATTTCTTTCATAAAATGTGGACTGAGGCAGAAGCATCATTAAATGGATTTAATACAATAAAATTAAAATGGGATTTGCATCCGGAACGTGATGCGACCTGGCGAGATGAGCAGAGTAGAATTTTAGGAGAAAAGGGATCGGCCCAAGAATGTGATTGTGACTTTTCTAGTTCGGGTGATACGGTCATTGAACAATCTGTAATAGATTTTTATAAACAAACATCTATTATTGAACCCATTGAGAGACGGTATGTAGATAGAAATTATTGGATTTTTTCATATACTGTCCCAAATCGACAATATATAATATCGGCTGATGTTGCACGGGGTGATGGTGATGATTTCTCTGCATTCCATATAATTGACGTGGAAACACTGGAACAAGTCGCTGAATATAAAGGAAAAATACCACCAAAAGAATTTGGAAATCTACTAGTGGTAGCCGGTATAGAATATAATACAGCCGTAATAGTTGTTGAAAACTTAAATGTGGGAAATATAACAATACAGCAATTGATTGATAGAAGTTATCCAAATCTATTTTATTGTTCCGCTGATTTACAATATATTGATGTCGAAAATCAGATAACGAATAAGTTTAATAAACAATCAAATAAAATGGTTCCTGGATTCACAACTACCAATAAAAATAGACCGTTGATTATATCAAAATTGGATTCATATTTTAGGGAAAAATCATTGATTTTACATTCTATACGTTTAATTGAAGAATTGAATGTTTTCATATGGAACAATGGAAAAGCCGAGGCAATGCGAGGCTACAATGATGATTTGGTGATTTCACTTGGTATTGCTTTATGGGTACGAGATACGTATTTTAGACTAAACCAAGAAAGTTTAATGTCACAAAAATATATAATTAATAACATCAATTGCAATACCGGTGATACATTTTCCGGTGGCGGTGTGTCTGGTGGACGTAACCGAGATACCGGGTTATATACAAGAACATCAATTGATAACGACCCGTGGTATGCAGATGGTTTTAATTTGAGAGAATTGTTGTAAAACAAATCGGTTAAAATAACTAATTGGGCTGACCGTTTAATAATGTTTATCAATATATATATACATCTATGGATATTTTTACTGGATTAAAACAATTATTTTCATCAAATGTCATTATAAGAAATATTGGTGGTAAAAAACTTAAAATTGCTGACACTGATGGGTATCAGATGACACCCGAAGCACACTTGCATGATAAATTTGCAAAGATGTTTTCATCCACATATATGGGCCACATGAATGACACCAATGTTCTGTCACACAATTCAAACCGTTTGGAAATTTTTAAAGACTATGATGCGATGGACCGTGATCCAATCATTGCAGCAGCAATCGATATAATTGCAGACGAATGTTGTACAGCAAATCCATATAATGAAATACTCTCAATAACATCTCAAAATGACAATATCAAAGAAATTTTATATAATTTATATTATGATATTCTAAACATAGAATCAAATCTATGGTCATGGATTCGAAATCTTGTAAAATATGGTGATTTTTTCTTATTATTGCAAATTTCAGAAGAATATGGTGTCTATAATATAATGCCAATGACGCCGTATAGTATGACACGGGTTGAAGGCTCAGACGATTCAAATGTGAACTATGTATATTTTGAAATAGAACATTCTAAAAAGAATAAGTTTGAAAACTACGAAGTTGCACATTTCAGACTATTAAATGATTGTGGTATTTTACCATATGGCAGAAGTCATATTGAACCTGCTAGACGTGTGTGGAAACAATTGACATTATTAGAAGATGCCATGTTGATTCATAGAGTAATGCGAGCACCTGAAAAACGAATTTATAAAATTGATGTCGGTAATATACCAGCAAATGAAATCGACTCACATATGAATACTGTTATATCACGTATAAAACAAATTCCATTTGTTGATAACCGAACCGGTGAATATAACTTGAAATTTAATTTACAAAATATGGTGCAAGATTTCTTTTTTCCAGTTCGTGGTGGTGACAGTGGGACAGCCATAGAGAGTCTTCCTGGAATGACTTGGTCTGGAATTGAGGACTTGAATTATTTAAAACATAAACTTTTTTCAGCATTGCGGGTCCCAAAAGCATTTTTAAATTTCGATGAAAACGCGGGGTCAAAATCCAGACTGAGTATGGAAGATTTGAGATTTAGCCGAACCATTGAAAGAATTCAACAGATCGTATTATCAGAATTAAAAAAAATCGGAATCATTCATCTGTATGCACAGGGATATAAAGATGAAGAATTGCTCGATTTCAATATACAATTGACAAATCCATCTACTATACATGAACAAGAAAAGGTAGCATTATGGGCAGAAAAGACAACACTTGCAAAGGATTTGATGGATTCAAAACTGATGTCACGTGATTGGATTTATAAATATTTATTCAATATGACCGGTGAGGAAGTTGAAAATGAACGTGAAAAAATACTTGATGACTTAAAAGAAGAATACAGAAGTGAGCAAATTAAAACGGAAGGTGTGGATCCAGCGATGTCGGAAAATGAAAAACAGATTGATTCGATTGGTGCAGGTAAATCTTCTGGTGGTGATGATCTAGGGGGTGATGATCTAGGGGGTGGTGATTTGGGTGGTGGTGATTTGGGTGGTGGTGATTTGGGTGGTGGTGATTTGGGTGGTGGTGGTGGTGATTTGGGTGGTGGTGATCTAGGGGGTGGTGGTGGTAGTAACTCTAGTGCAACCGGTGATGTATCCGGTGGATCAACTGACACCGCTCCTATAACCGAAACAAAAAAATTCAGTGAGATGACTGACAAAGAAAAAAATGCATTTTTTAAAGCGCAAGGTAAACTCGGTGGTTTAGCCGGAGGTCGACCTAAAAAAAATAAGCATCGTCTTGGAACTGATGGTCATCATGCCGGACGTGATTATAATGGACGACTAGAAATGCGCCGCAGAGCAAGACAAGATGGAACGACAATATTAAATACTAAAAAGAGTCGCCGTAAATATGAACCGATAAGTTTAATGGAAGAACAATTATTCGCACTTGATGATTACTTGTCAATGATTGCTAAATAATGTTTTTTATTTAAAAATGTAATATTTATGTAAATACATTGCTATTTATTTATATGATAAAGCCAAATAGAATAAAACACTCTAAATTCAAAAATAGCGGGATATTATTTGAATTGTTAGTAAAGCAAGTTACGTCTGATATTTTGAAAGGTAAAACCGAATCAACGGCAAAAGACATTTTAACAAAATATTTTGGCGAATCATCTTGTATAGGCAAAGAATTAAAATTATATCAATTTATATTAAATGAAAAAGTAAAATCCAGTGACTATGCAAACCGATTATTAAGCACCGTATTGGACGCCAGGAAAAAAATAAACGAGATTCAGTTGTTAAAAGAAAAATATAGCTTGGTCAACGATATAAAAAACACATATGATCTAAATATATTTTTTAAAGGAAATATAAATGATTATAAGGTCCTAGCATCAATATATAAATTATTTGAAGGTCTACGTATTCAGTCACAATCAATTGATATTTGTAAAGAATTGTATCAATCTAAAAATACAATAGTTGAACACATTGTTTCAAAATCAACAATGAAGTTGATTAAAGAAACAGATGCTGATGTTGAAACATATAAAAAACAAAAATATGACGAACGTATATTAACATATAAAATATTAGTAGATTCGTTCAATAAAAAATATGGTACATTTTTATCAGAGGAACAAAAACAATTATTGCGGGAATATATAAATTTATCGGACACATGTGATTTAAAGGTATATATTGAAAAACAAATACCTGTTTTAATTAAAAAATTAAAAGATATGTCACCCAAAATTACGAGCGATGTAATAAAAATAAAAATAAATGAAGTAACGTCACAATTAAATACGTTACGAGTGGGTATGTCAATAAAAGATTCACATATGTCGACACTCTTAATGGGCTATCAATTATTAGACGAACTGAAACGCGAATTTTAATATGCGTAGCAATGAATTAAAAGAATTGATACGATCATATATAAAAGAGTTAGCTTCATTAAAGGAGTCCGAACACAGTATATGCACCGGCTACAACACACCTAAAGCATTTATCAAAAATACAAAATCAGTTAATGATCTCACCGATGAACTTAGTACAGTAGTAGGATATAATCAAGTTAAACCTTCAAATAGATGGACGGTTAAATTAAACGAGAATAGGTATCATAATTTTAAAAATCATCCGGCTGGAACACGTAAGAAATTAAATATTTGTTTGCGTGAAATTAAAAAATGCTTTAAAAACATCGACTTTTTAATAAAGATTGCTACTAAATTAAAGGATGATACAGGCGTTTCATCTGATATTTATTGGAAAAATGTAAAAGAAAATGATATTCCAGAAATATTCGAACATATTGCGACTATATATAAAAAGATGGAAAGATTGACAAAATGAACAATGTAAAACAATTAAAACGTGCTATTTTAAAAATATTGAACGAGGATTCAGAAGTGATTGCGGCTACCACTGCTCCTGCTCCTGAACTTACACACACTTCACCCTCTGTACCGAAAACAATACGTGATAATTTTAACTTAATGATAGGTTCATTGAGTTCTTATAAACAAAATTTAACTAATAAATATGCTATAATATTCTCAGCATTATTAAAGGGGAAGACAGTGGACGCATCGGTGTCACTGGGCGGGCCGAGAAATACAACACAACAAGTTGAAAATTTAATCATTTCTAAAGTAACAGTATTGAACCCGTATAATAAAGAAAATGATTATAGTATAGTTTTACGTGGGAAAATAAAAAACGCACAAACACAAGAAAAGGATTATTATTTAACAGATGAATTCAATATAACAATTAAATCCACAGATGCACCACAAGCTCCTGCCGCGATTCCGGTTGGAAACAAACCGGCCAATCCAGCAGTTCCTGCTACACCCACAGTCCCTCCAATATAATCGATTATGGAAAATAAACAACTATTAATAGAACATCGCTTATTTGTTTTTTCAAAAGAACAAATTAATGAGTCATTGCAAAAAAATAATGGTAAATTAATTGTTCAGGGCATACTTACAACACGAAACGAAGAAAAAAATCAAAACGGTAGAATATATCCCAAAAGAATAATTGAGCGTGAGGTGGGAAAATACATAGATGAACGTATAAAACAAAAACGTGCAACTGGTGAATTGGATCATCCAAATTCAAATATTATAAATTTAAAAAACGTTTCACACCATATAACAGACGCATATTGGAATGGTGATAATTTGATTGGAACAGTGGAAATTTTAACTACACCATCTGGTAATATATTAAGAGAATTATTTAAATGTGGTGTCGCTGTTGGTATTTCATCTAGGGCACTCGGATCCGTAAAAACCATAGACGAAAGCACTGTAGAAGTACAAGATGATCTGCAATTGTTAGCATGGGACTTCGTGAGCGATCCAAGTGTAGCAAATGCTTGGATGAAACCATTAAATAGTATAAATGAAAATGTTGAATACAATATGATGGATAAATATGGAAAAATAAATTCTCTTATACATGATATTTTATCTGAAATAAAATAATAATATGAACCGAGCACAATTGAAGAAAATAATTTTAAATATACTAGATGAATGTTATATGTCCGAGATTCGCGGTGAAAAAACCCGCCCTAATACTATACAATATGCATATGAAATAAGTAATGAATCATTTGATCTGTATCTATCAAAATTAAATTCGTTAGTATTTTCTGAACAAGAAAAAAATTGTTTGGTGAATTATTCACCAACACAGCTATTAGATAAAACAGCTATATTTTCATGGAATAATGAAATTGGAAAAAATATAAGATTGGCAGTGATGAAAATGACACAATATGATGACATATGCTTTGTATCCGTTTGTTCAAAAGTGAGAAATGAAAAAGAGATTTTAATTATAAAAGTTTCTCAACCCATAAAAAAAATTAAAAATACAACCGGGCCATTAATAGATTTTATAAATGAATTAAATATCGGTGGAAATGTTTAATTTTTTATCAACCGATTTATATATATAAAGATATGATGCCAAAACTAAAAGATTTATTAAACGAAGTAATTTGTGAAAACACAAAAAAACAACCACTTACAACCGAAGAAAAACGAAAGTTATTGGAGATGGTAAAGGGTTTCAACTCACTTGGTGAATATCTATATAGAAAAAACAGTTTAATAGAGCTTTCAACAAAAATAAATGAAATAACAGAAAGTACGGCCAGACTCATGGAAAATGAAGGATATGGCTGGTTCGAAGAAGTGACAATTAAAGAAGACATGAAACATTTAAATAATAATGCGGCGTCATTATCTAAATTGGCGGAATCAGCCAGTGTATATGAAAACCGTATGAAGGCTCTATATGAAAATATGTATCATATCTTAGAACGATATTTTGATTTAAAAACTAACAATCCAGAAAATGATAAAAAACAATAAAATATCAAACGAAAGAATATTATGACAAAACACAATTTAAAAAGAATTATCAAAGAATGTATAATCGAAACACGACTCAATGAAGATGATTACGGACCAGGTCATAAAGCAATAGCAAGAAAAGAATTCGGTCGCAAGAGCAACGTTGGTGATTTTAAAACATATGAAATGGGATTCCAAGATGGCTACAAATATGGGGAAGAAAAATATTCACCGGGTTCTACGTCAAAAATAAAATTAGAAGAATCGGGTAATACACTCTTCCAACGTAGGCATTATGAAAAATTTGCCGATTTCATAAAACAGTTGGATGGTGATGTAAAACAAAAAATGTGTGATGACTTGATTAAATTATTTAAACAAGATAGCACATCTTTTAACCCTGCACGATTTAGAAAAGCAAGTGGATGCTAGTGGACTAACCACTCGCTAACGCGATTAGGATATGTGGTGTGGGGTCCCAGAGATAAAAAAATTATTTTTTATTTAAAAAATAAAAAAATGTTATTTTTGTAAATATCAATACTATATATACAAAATACGCATGTTTATATGTCGTAAATATTATTAACAAGTAATATCGAAATTTATAATAATTTCGCAAGGACGATATAAATATGAACTCAAAACTATTAAGAGAAAGCATTGCTGACGCAAAAGCTATTAAAGCAATCGCTTTAGAAAATGCAAAAATCGCATTGGCCGAACAATTCGGATCAACGTTATCAGCAATGCTTGAGAAAAAAATTAGAGAAGAAGAAGACCCTACTATAGCAAATCCATCCGATGCAAATACAGACTCAACTTCAACAGACACAACTATTCCAACGGTCACCGCACCTGTAAATGTTGTGGCACCTGCTCCTGTTGCTCCTGTTGCTCCTGTTGCTCCTGTTGATCCTGTTGCTCCTGTTGCTCCTGAGGCTGATACTACAGCACCAATACAAGAAGAAGAATTGGATGAACTCTTACAAGAATTAGAAAATGCGGCTGCATCCGAGGAAGCCGAGGAAGCTGAAGAAGCTGAAGAAGATGAAGAAGCTGAAGAAGATGAAGAAGCTGAAGAAGATGAGGAAGATGAGGATACAACCGATGAATCCGACATAGATTTAGATTCCATCTTAAACATAAATCAAACTGACGATGCGTTAGATATATCAATTGATCTTGACCAAGACGGTGAAGATGATATTGAATTAGATATTAAACTAGACGATGATATTTTTTCTTCAAATGACGGCACCTTAGATGGTGAAGTAAATCCTATTGATGGAGAAGACTCAGATGAAGACAATGAGGAAGACAATGATGAAATATCATTGAATGAACTCTTGCGGGAAATCGATGACGTAATCACTGATGAGGATGATGACGACACCGATGCAAATAAAATAGCTGAATTAGAAGATGAAGTAACTGGACTTAAACATGAGTTACATGAACATAAAACGACAGTTCGTGTTCTAAAAAATAAACTCGAAGAAATTCATTTATTAAATGCTAAACTGCTATACACAAATAAGGTATTCAAGTCATGTTCTTTAACAAATGAACAAAAGATTAAAATCGTTGAATCATTTGACAGAACAAACACTGTCAATGAAGCAAAAGTAGTCTTTAATACATTGATTGAAGCCATACAGACAAAGAAACCAAGAACACGTATTGTTGAGAGTATATTTAAACCAACTCCAAGAAATGCGGCTCCAGCAAAAACTCCTGAGATTTTGACAGAAGCTAACGCTTTTGCAGAACGTATGAAAGTTCTAGCTGGTATTAAAAAATAACAATAGGAAAACAAAAAACAACTTCCCAGAAAGGAAAAAAAAACAAATGAATGTTAAACAATTATTGAGTGCGGATAATCCGTATTCAAAACTTATTACAGAATCCCGTGGTTTAGTAAACAAATGGGACAAAACTGGCCTTTTAGAAGGTATCAAAGATAATTCTGAAAAAACTGGAATGGCAATCCTTTTGGAAAACCAAGCTAGCCAATTGCTTTCAGAAGCAACTGCAACTGGAACATCAGCAAACAGTGAACAATGGGCAGGCGTTGCCTTACCATTAGTTCGTCGTGTGTTCGCTGAACTTTCTTCTAAAGAGTATGTCTCCGTTCAACCAATGAACCTTCCATCCGGTCTGGTGTTCTACCTAGACTTCAAATATGGAACTAATCAACCTGGTAAACCGTCGTATGTTGGTCAATCATTGTTTGGTGGAACAGGAACAAAACTCGGATCAACCGACTCAGCAGTGAACGGTTTATACGGTCCAGGTCGTTTTGCTTACAGCAGCAATGACCAAGTTTCCAGTTCTCTCAGTGCAATTGTTACATCTGGTTCATTAGTAGATGTGAACTTTGCTCCTGAGTTGTCTGCATCCGTAGCAGCAAATACAATCAAAAAAGTTAGTGTTTCACTCGGAACCGATGCTGATTTCTTAGCCGCTCGCAGTTTCACTGTTAGTGGTTCTGGAATCGTGGATTTCTATCCAACAGCAACAACCGTAAGTGGAAACAATGTCACATTCATTGTGTCCGGTTCCTCACCAGCAACAACTGGTATCTCCGTGACATATTCGGTTCAACCAATCGACAGAACTCGCGGTGACTTTGAAGACAAAAACACCTCAGCCGGTGCCGGAACATCTGGTCTCGCTGCCGATGTTGGAATCCCAGAAATCAACCTTGAGTTGCGCTCCGAGCCAATTGTGTCAAAAACACGTAAATTGAAAGCCGCTTGGACACCAGAACTCGCACAAGACATGAATGCGTATCACAGCATTGATGCGGAAGCCGAGTTGACAAGCTTGTTAAGTGAATATATCACTATGGAAATTGATCTTGAAATCATCGACATGCTTGTAATGGCTGCTCCAGAAGCAACAACTGATTACTGGTCTGCCGCTGTTGGTGCTGAATACAATCCAGCAACACGCGCATTCGAGCAAACAGCCGTCAATAGAACAGCATATACCAAGTCATCATGGTTCCAAACACTCGGAACGAAACTTCAAAAAGTTAGCAACACTATCTACCAATTAACATTGCGTGGTGGTGCAAACTTCCTTGTTGTTTCACCTAACATTGCTACAATTCTTGAAAGCATCCCCGGCTTCTCAGCCAATACAGATGGTGACAAGAACCACTTCGCAATGGGTGTTTCCAAAGTCGGTGACTTAGCAAACCGCTTCCAAGTGTGGAAAAATCCATACATGGTTGATAATGTCGCACTTCTCGGATTCAAAGGCTCGTCCTTCTTAGAAGCCGGTGCAGTGTATGCACCATATGTGCCATTAATGCAAACACCATTAGTGTATGATCCGATCAATCTGACACCTCGCAGAGGTGTTATGACGAGATATGCCAAAAAAGTTCTTCGCCCAGAATTTTATGGACGTATCATCATCGGTGACACAAACCAAATCTAATAAATTAGATAAAGTTAGTTAAAGATAGGGTGGAAGAAATTCCACCCTATTTTTTTTATACTAAATGATTTACATTTTATTTATATCTGATATAATTACATAGAAATGAATGTCACGTGTAAACAATATAATATAAAAAAACAAGCAATTTGTACTATATGTGGATGGTTATCATCTGATTTAAAAAACAAGACTGGATCATGGACAAAACATTTAAAAAACATTCATAATATAGCTGATGATGTTGAAAGTAATTTTAAAATTATTGATTATAAAAAATCTGATATATTTAAATGTCCGATGTGTGATTGGCAAACATCTGATATAAAAAACCGATCTGGAGTAATAACATCACACATTATTAAACAACATCAGATAACCGTGTCGGATTTCTGCAATAAATACAACAATTGTAGAGAATTATTTGTTAAACAGCTTAAAAAAGAATTACGTGATTTGTTTTTGAATTTAAATGATGAAAATAGAATACGCTGTGAAATATGTAATAAATATTTTAAAAAATTATCAAATACACATTTAAAATCACATGGAATAACACCAACTGTATATAAACAGAAATATAACATATACAGCACAAACTCAATTAGAACAGGTAAACTACAATCAACATATACATGTAAATTAAACACAACACATAATTTATATAATAGAACATCTAACTATGAAATTGGAATTGCTGACATTTTAACACGGCTAAATATAAATTTTATAAAATCATTTTTATATAATGGAAAAAAATTTGACTTTTATATACCACATTTAAATATGGTTCTTGAAATTGACGGTGATTTTTTTCATCCAATAAAGTTGGAAAAATTAACAATAAAAACAATTAATAATACCATTAATGATTTTGAAAAAGATAATTTAATGCAAGAATCGCCCTACAAATTTCATAGAATTCGGTATAACAAAAACCATAACATAACAACCGAAACGGAGTTCATTAAATACATAGAAAACGCATCTTATAAAAAGGATTACAGATTAAATGGCGATCAAGTATTTTTAGAAAAGGAATATCTTAGAAAATATATAGCTATCAAATCAAAAGATGATTTAATTAAATATGTCCCACTGATTTATAAATTTATAAAAACATTTCATGCAACCTTTCCATTGATACAAACCAGTGAAAACTTAAAGGATGTTATAAATAAAATACAAACATATGACATGTCATTGGTTTTAAAAAACGATACGTTCATACAATCATGTTGGAATGTAGGAACGTCATATTTGAAGTCAAACTTTAAAAGTTATTGGAAATCACATTTCAATAACAAATCATCTCCTGTAAATGCATGGGAAGATACTAAGATTATGTTAGATATTATAAAATATAGAATAGGTTGCAATGCCTCCAATGAGATTTTTGACATATCTCTGAATGAAATAATTAATGGTTTAAAAGCATCCCGATACACAATATCATTTTTCAAACCGCTACTGGCATCCGCTATATATAAACATTATTTAGGTGGGAGCAAATCACCGACTGTTTTAGATCCATGTTGCGGATTCGGTGCAAGATTACTTGGATTTAAAAGCATTTATCCAGATGGAACATATATCGGATGTGAACCGAATAGTGAGACATATTGTGAATTAATGGAACTGATAAAAAATGGAAAATTTTCAAATGTAAAGATATTCAATTGTAAATTTGAAGATTACACCGATACTATGGATGTGGATTTAACGTTCACTAGCATTCCTTATTTTGATACTGAAATTTATAGTAAACATATATATTACGAGAATTTTAATGCATGGGAAAATACATTTATTTCTAAAATAACTAAATGTAAATCTTGCTATATAAACACGACTATCGGGTTGGGCAATCAATTGGGATGGAACAATATAGATAAATATATAAAATTAAAACGTTCTCATTTTGATAAAACGCGAGGATACAAACAGGAAGCAATATTTAAAATATAAACATGGCAAGATATAGAAATCGTGAATGGGTGGAGGCTGTGGACAGATATATACCTGGACCACGTAATGTCTATGATCTCCGTGAATTAATTGCAACTGATGGTGACGTGTTTTATGAAAGTGTGCGAAAGACTAAGGATGAGATGGACTATCTATTGCGTACATTTGATGGTTATTATATTAATTTAAAGCCACACTTGTATTATGACAGTAGTGAATGGTGCAGGATGACTCATGGATTTTTTTATTATGTGTCATACAATAAAATATTGGAAAGTGTCCGTTATAATTATCGTCAATCAATGTTTAATTTCTTAGGTATAGGAACACGCAAAACGTTGAATAGATTATCACATCGATACATGTCAACTAATAATATTATTTCTTACATTTTATATACGGTTCTTATTATTGAGCGTTGTACTGGATTAATTAGTTATTTTAGAAAAAAATCACGTAGGCTAGAACGTCATATTAAATGGAAGAGGGTATGTATGATTTTAAAATTGACAGATTTATATGATGATACTGGTTTAAACTATGGCATAAAAACGGATACCTATTTCACACACAATAATATATATAACATATATTTTGATTTACCTGGAATGCACACTGTAATCTTTAATGTTTTACAAAACAGATTTAAAACTGAAGAACGTCATAAGAAATATAAGAACTACAATGGTTACACATCAGATGTAACATATACAGGTAATTTAAAAAAAATAGAACAATCTATTTATCGTTTTGGTGACATAAGCAAATACTAATTGTTTAATTTCACTAGTTTTGTTTCTCCCAGTTGTTCATATTCTAATACCTTTCCACCAGTCGATTGATATATGTTTTTTATAATTATCGATCCATCTTTTTGTATTGAATGCATTCCTTTTTTTGAACCTGGTATATAAATCAAACGATGATGGTTTGGACACAACCATATTTTATTAAAAGTTAAATCGGAACCATTATGTTCTCTTGGCACTACATGATGATGATCTATTAAATTTCTATCAGTAGTTTCATACATACAGCTTGGAAATTGACATTTAAACATAAAAATATATATAAGTTAAATCGTAGAAAAACAATATTTATGTGGTATGGAATATCTTAATTTTTTCAATCATCTATTTGAAGTCACTATGAATAATAAAATTAGTGACGACATTGCTAAAATAGAAACATATTTTGATCAATTATTTGATAGATGCAAATCATCAAAAACTAAAAAAACGACAATAATCAAAAATATTATCAATAATGATACTAAATTTATAACAGATGGCAATGATATTATCATTTATATAAAAGACATATTACATAAAAAACTAGACAAATTATCACATATACGGTTTACAGATAAACAGACCACCAGTTTTTATCAACATAATGGAACACATGCCGAACAATATATATTAATTTCATGTAAATTGAGTAATGCACTTTTACCAGATAATCAAGCATATGACCGCTGCCAAGGTTCAATAGAGCATGAATTAGAACATGTTCGACAATTTTATGATAATACATTGGTCGTTGACTATGATAACAGCGTGGATGGATTTGATAGCTATGACGATTATGTTAATTCAAACATTGAAGTGATGGCGAATGCAAGGTCATTTGCTAAGTTATACAAAAAATACGTTGGTGATACATTTGATTTAAATAAAGCACAGGACTTAGCTATAAAACACATGTCAAGTGATAAATTTATTATATATCTAATTAGTTTTAAAAACAAAACAGGAAAACAATTAGATATACATAATAATTTTATCAAGTATGTCAAATCACATTTAAATTAATTTTTTAACTATTTATTGATATGCCAGACTATTCACAACATATGGACAACAGTAGAATCCGTTGGCCAGGCAGCGGCTCAACTCCAGTCGGTTTAACACCATTTGGGTTTTATGATAGTGATCCACGTTACCAACTGGAAATAATGAGTGCAGCAAAGTGGGCAGCATTTCAATTAGGATACCCAAATGTAGATGTTGAATTGCTTGATATTCATTTTTATTCATGTTATGAGTCTGCGGTAAATGAATACGGTGCACAAATCAACCAGTTTAACATACGACAACACATATCAGCTTTGCAGGGCACGTCAACAACGGTGTCCGCAACTGGACAGAATATACAATCCATCGGATTGCAACAAATAATTAAAATAGCAAAGTCATATGGAACAGAAGCCGGTTCTGGTGGAACGGTGGATTATAAAAAAGGAAATATAAATGTAACTGCAAGCATACAAGACTACGACCTACAAGCTTTATGGGGAAATCCAATAGAAAATAATCAGAGAATTGAAATCAAACGAGTATATCACTACGAACCACCCGCAGTAAACAGAATATATGATCCATATTCTATGACCGGTATGACATATAATAATGTTTTGTCTGAACTTGGATTTACAGGATACTCACCAGCCGTTCAATTTATGCTGACTCCAATCTTTGAAGATTTATTTAGAATACAACAAATCGAATTTAATGATTTAGTAAGAAAATCCGCATTCTCATTTGAACTCAAAAACAACAAACTTCGAATGTTTCCTATCCCAATATTCCCATATAAATTATTTTTTGATTATATTATAGAGTCGGAACGTGACTCTGCAATATATAATGGAATGACACCAAGTGCATCACTATCTTACTATGGATCGTCATCGCTAGTAAGTGACTATTCAAACGTGCCATATGATATTATACCATTCAATAAAATAAATTCAGTCGGGTTACAATGGATACGTAGATATTTTTTAGCACTCTGTAAAGAAGTTTTAGGCGGGATACGGCAAAAATACACAACCATAGAAATACCAAATGCAAATATAACATTGGACGGCGCAGAACTGCGATCACAAGCAGCAGAAGAAAAAACAGCATTGATTACAGAATTAAGAGAGAATTTAGAACAAACAAGTAAATCAAAGCAAATGGAACTGCAATCAGATATGAATGATAAAGTACAAAATATGCTAAAGGGGATTCCGACATATATATATGTTGCATAATTTAACAAATAAAATGTTTTAATCGATATGAGCGAACTTAAATTGCCAAATACAGGATTTCAAATTCCTTCACCCACAACGGTTACACAGGCAATTACATCTAATATAAAACAATCAGTAACAACTGTTACACAAGCTATACCAAGTAACATAAGTGGTGTAATGTCCAAGGTTCCAAGTGTTAGTTCACTAACATCTTCAACGGGCAATATAATAAATTCTGCACTGGGAAAAGCCAATAATTTAACCGGTGCGTTAGGTGGACTTACAAA